CGTCCGGCACAAGATATTCTAGAGAAAAAAATTAATAGAATTGTTTCAGAGTTAACAGACGTTCTTGTAATTAAGTTTAGAGAACTTACTCTTACAGATGAAGATACTCAGTCTAAGATTGACGAAAGATATCTAAGAATGCAGGTAATTACACCTAATGAAGTACGTATCAGAAAAGGTATGGTACCAGTTGATGGTGGAGATGCTATGGTTCAATTAAAACCTCAGCAACAGGCAGAAGTTAGGGCGCAGGCTGGTAATACCAGACAAAGAACCCAAGATAGGTCTGCCAATTCGCCGGATATTAGTGGAGAGGCCCGTAACCCACAGGGGGAAGGTAGAGTAACTCCTTAATTATTAGGCAACCAATTATTTGCCTTTTTATATATAGAAAAGTAAAATTATACATATGAATATCGAAAAATCATATTGGTCTGCCAATGGCGGAGATATCAAATTAACAGTTCCTTTCACAAAAGTCAACCGAGAGAAAAGAACTGTATCAGGTTTTGCAACATTAGACAATCTTGATCAAACAGGAGATGTCGTAACATCAGAAGCAAGCATGAAAGCATTTGAAAGATTTCGTGGAAATCTTCGTGAAATGCATCAACCAGTTGCAGTTGGTAAAGTTGTTTCATTTAAACCAGAAACATTTTTTGATCCAGAAACAAAAGAGTTTTATAACGGCGTATATGTAGATGCATATGTTTCAAAAGGTGCACAAGATACTTGGGAAAAAATTCTTGATGGCACACTACAAGGTTTTTCAATCGGCGGAAAAATTAAAGAATCTGATAGCGAAGTAAACAAAGCTACAGGTAAAAAAGTTAGATTTATAAAAGATTACGATTTGATGGAACTATCAATCGTAGATTCGCCAGCTAATGAACTATGCAACATTTTGTCTATTGAGAAAATGAATGGACAACTTGTATTCAAAGGTTTGGCGGCAGAGGTAAAAACAGAGAACATTTTCTATTGTAAAGATAGTGATTCTGTGTTTATGTCTCCGGAAGCATCATATGACTCACCTATCACCGGCAAGCCGGCAGAATTAATTGGATGGGTGGAATCAAATGATGTTAACAAAGCAAAGGAAATAGAGAAAATTCTTGATTTACATAAGTCAAGACTATCATTGCCTGATACAAAAATTGCAAAACAGGCAAATGTACAAGGAGGTAATGAAGTGTCAGAAAACACAGAAACACTTGCTGCAGTCGAAGAGACCGTAGCAAAAGCTGAACAAGTTACTGCAGTAGTCGAAGAGACTGCACCAGTAGCAGAAGAAGCTGCCCCAGCAGCAGACGCTTCTGCCGAAACCGTTGAAAAAGCAGCCGACGTATCAGAAGTCGAGGTTGATGAACCTGATTTTGCAAAGATGCTAGGCGATCTAAAAGGCTTTTTCTCAGAAACTCTAAGCAAAGCATCCGAAGCTAATGCCGCACAAGTTACAGCTATCAAAGATACAGTTGAAACTTTTAGCAAGAGCGTAGATACTCGAATTACAGAGTTGGCAGAACAACATACAGCACTATCAAAGGCTGTAGAAGATATCAAGAACACGATTGATGGCGTGGAAAAGCGTGTCAATGCAGTAGAATCCGAGACTGCAGTTAAGAAGTCCTCAGACCTTGGCGGGTCTGAAGGAGTAACAATAAAAAAGTCAAAATGGAACGGTTCTTTCCTCGGTTCCGTTAATGAACTATTTAACTAATACAAAGGTAGGTGAAATAAATAAATGAGTAATGAACTATTAGAAAAGTCAGTTGCAGCAAATACTTCAGTAACAACTAGTATGTCTGGAGCAGCTTCTTCCACCACCGGAGTCCACATTGGTTCCGAGGGTAATGGAGGTTTGCTAAACCCAGAGCAATCTGCACGTTTCCTAGATTATATGTTCGATGCGACAGTAATTGGTAAAGTAGCTCGTACAGTACGTATGAGATCTGATACCACTGAAATCGACCGCATTGGAGTAGGTGAGAAGCTTATGATTCTCGCAACAGAAGCTGACAACACTGGATCAAACAGTGCTGTAACCTTCTCCAAGATTTCTTTGACAACAAAGAAACTTCGTTTGGATTGGGAACTTTCAACTGAGTCTCTAGAAGACAATATTGAAGGTCCAGATCTAGAAGATCACATTGCCAGAATGATGGCAACTCAAGCAGGTAATGACATTGAGGACGTTCTCCTAAATGGAAATACCGCTCTAACAAGCGACAACCTTTACAAGGCATTTAATGGTGTTGTAAAGAAGGCTAAAACTTATGGCCACGTCGTAGACGCATCAGGCGCTAACGTAAGCCGTGCAATTTTCAACTCAGCGTTGAAAGCATTGCCACGTAAATACAAGCAACGTCGTGCAGACTTGCGCTTCTTGGCAGGTTCAAACCTAATCCAAGATTTCTTGTACGCAAACAGCATTGGTACAAACCAGACCATTCCACAAGATATTGCTTCAAGCATTATCCGTGGAGATGTCCAACCACTAGGTGGACCAGCAGGTTATGTTGCACCATATGCATTTGGAATTCCAATCATTGAAGTTCCATTGCTACCAGAAGCACAAGATGGCGATTACTCAGGAGAGACCGGCAACCACGGTGATATCCACTTGACATTCCCAAATAACGTAGTTATTGGTGTTAAGCGTGATGTAACTGTATACCGCTTCTTCTGGCCTCGCAAAGACTCGATTGAATACACACTATTCACTCGTGTTGGCGTTCAAATTGAACAAGCTGATGCTTGGGTCGTTGTAAAGAACGTTAAAGTCGCATCCTGATAAGGATTTAGACTATTAGGAAAGCCCCCTTAATTGGGGGCTTTTCATTTTAATTTAATAATGCTATAATTAAATAACCTAGAAAAAGGAGAACATTGTGTCATTTGATACATTAAAAATAGCTGAACTAAAAAAGATAGCAGAAGATTTTGGCATAGAGACAGAAAATTTAAAGAATAAAAACGAGATTATTGCAGCATTGTCAGAAGAAGGCGTGACCTGGCAGGTATACGAGAAGACAATTAAAGATGTAAAAGAGGCGGCAGAAGAGGCACCAGAAGTATTACCTAAGTTTGACCCAAAGAAAGAGATACCAAAAGATACAGTTTTAGTTAGAATGACTAGAGAAAACTTTAGGTATGATATTATGGGATTTACCTTTACAAAGGAACATCCGTTTGTGGCTATGAATCAAGCAAAGGCACAAGCAATTTTTGACAAGGAGGAAGGTTTTAGATTGGCAACTCCGGCGGAAGTACAAGAGTTTTATAGCTAACCTAATGCCTTAAAATGGCAGAGATATACGTAAATCAAACATCTCCAATAAAGACTAAAATCTTTTGGAATGGAGAAATTACTCCTGCAGATGGTTCAGTAGTAGCCAAAATATATGACATAACAGAAGATTCTACTATTAATCCCACTGTAGATCCAACCGTAATTGTAGCAGAGATAACTGCTGGAAAAATAGAAACAGACGAAGGAACATATGAAATTATGATTCCTATAGAACTTTGCCGTCGTAATCGAAAATTTAAAATAAAATGGGAATATACTGTAAAAGGAACTCAATCTTCTCATTTTTACTATACGGATGTTGTAACTCCTTATGCAAATTTTTCAGATGTCTGGGATGACCTAGGAATAGGAACAGATCCTTCTGATCCAAATTATAAAACATATCACGAAGTTCAAATGGCTGAAAAATATGCTAGAAAACTTATAGAAATTTATACCGCTCAATTCTTTTATCTATATGACGATACTCAAATAGTATATGGATCAGACTCAGATATTCTTCCTATGCCATTTAAAATATATGAACTACATGAACTTTACGAAAATGATTACTTACTGGTAGACAATATTAATGAAATAAATAACTGGATTTATAATCCAATCATATCTGAATCTGGATTTGGTATTCGTGTTAATAGACAAAATTTAGTTGATAATTTAACATATACATCCAATGGTCTCATCCCGCCTTCAATTAATGACAGAGGTTACGGCGGAGCATTTAAACAAGATTATAGATATCAAGTACAGGGCAGATTTGGATGGCCATCAGTACCTGATAACGTAGAAGAAGCTTGCATTATTTTAATTCAACAATTCTTTGACAAAGATAAAGAATGGCGTAATAGATATGTAAAATCTGTTAGCTCATTTGATATGCGTTTTGAGTTTATGGAGGATGCTCACAGAGGTACCGGCAATTTATATGCCGATCTACTATTACAGCCATATGTAATATCTGGAATGGTGGCATTCTAAAATGGATATTGTTGCATCTACTCTACAGATGCAACTGGACTTGTATGTACAATCAGACCTACAAGATCCGGATACTGGGTCGTTAATTAAACAATGGAATTATATTAAAACAATTCCATGTGGAGCAAAAGCAGTTATTTCTAATTCTATTTCTACCCGTTCTTCTGATCGACAAAACATTAGCAATACTTATAAAAATGAACAATTTGTTCAGCTTAGAACAGTAGAAAAAATTAACCTAAGACATAAAATTACTAATATTCGCAATAAAAACAATGAACAAATTTGGACAGAATTAAACTACCCTACAGAAACTTCAACAG